CTTATCTGATTTTGCAGAGTAAGCATTGAATCCCATAAAGGCAGCAACAACACCTGATGCCGCAATAACATACACAGATGCAATGTCTGTAATTAAGCTTGCCGCTTGGTCAAAGCCAAGCACACTAGCCAGTAATATAATAAACGGATAGATTAGCATTCCTGCGAGTGCGAAGCCTGTATATCTACGCTCCGCGTCCCTCTTTAAATCCCTATCGTTTATCTCCAAACGTCTTTCTTCTAAGCGTAGTTTCTCCCACTCGTCAGGTTGTATAACGCCATCTCCGTTTGTGTCAGCTTTGTCGAACTCTGTCATTTGCATAATCCTGTACTATTCTTCGATCATAACCTAAAATAATTAATTTGCCAAACTTATCGTATGCTGCAAACTTCTTCCCACGTTCTATTATTGTTGGCTGTTCACTTCTAGGCAAGTCACCTTCATTGAGTTGTGTGTTACCATTATCTTTGCTTTTTCTGCTTGCTCGAGGCATTCTTGTTTGTCCGAATAAGTTCCTATTTGGTAATACTGTAATCGATCTGTGCTAATAAAATGTAAAAAAACTAAAACGTAAATCATGGAAAATAATCCCTTACATCTAACCAACCCATGTAATGTAAATAACCAGTGGCTCCTATAAATGTCATAACAAGAAGTACAAATATGCCTACTAAAGTAACCATCAACTCTTGTCGCTCTATAGCGTCACGTCGCGCTTGAGCCTCTGCTTCCCTTTTCTCTAATAAAACTTCTTTGCGTATCTTCAAAAGCTCTAACCATTTTGATCTTCCGTAGGTTTGAGTGATCCATTCTTGGAGTTCAGCTTCCGCTTCTGCTGCTGCTCTAACACTCGCCCATCGATCCAACGCCGTAGCATTGGCGCTTTTGCTCGAAATACCTCTTTTCTGTAGCGTTTTCTTAGCTTGGTCAGTTGAGTCAAAAAACTCTCCGATCTGTTTACTAAGGCCAGCTACGGTTTTGCCAGCGGCTAACCCTGTTTTTATACCTGCAAGGATTGTGATAGGGTCCATTTTACCTACCGTCAGAAAGTGTGGGACGTCTTGCTAAATATTCTAATGTGTTTTCTAAAGTCTTAACTCTAGATTGTAGTTTAACGATAGCCATCATATGAGAAGCCATACCACCCATATCTTCGTTAATCATATCTATATCTTCCCAAATCTCGTTGTCGCCATCCTCAATTTCTTCATAAACCTCGGCTAATATATCAATGATTTCTTGCAGGTTATCAGTGTTACGCTGCACATCCCTAATTAGATTTGTCTTATCCGTAGCGTTGTTCTCAATAGTCAAAGTGTTTACTGTCTCTTCCAAGCCCGATATTGTGCTAGCTTGCTGTGCAGTCCACCATATGAAACCACCGATCTGAGCGATAACAATCCCAACTACAGCAATACTTACCTTTGGTAGACCATCCATGTCTAATTCCTCTTAGCAACAGCTTGACGCTGTACGTCAATTCTTTCACGGTTAATCTCGTTACGGTTCTCTGCAATTTCTTCTTGACTCTCCATACGAGCGGCATCTGTAGCAGCACGTTGCTGCATTTTCTGTAACTCAACAAGCATATTACCCTGATCGTCCTCTGTTTTACGCTGCAAGTCCTGCTGCTTGAGTGCCAGTTCCTGCATACGGATCTGAACAAGAGGATCGTTCATTGGATCGTCGCCCGGTGTCATTAACTGAGGAAGAATCTCTGCCAGTATCTTTTCCATTTGCAACGATATCAACTGCTCCATCTGAGCAGGGTCTTGCATGTTTTGTTGCACTTCCATGATCTGTTGTTGCGCTGCTTGAGGATCTATCGCTCCACTTTGAGCCGCTAATTGAGCCTGACCTATAATTTCCTGTATCTCGGTCATCACCATCTGACGTGCTTTCTGCGAAGCATGCTCCATAATATGAGCATAAAACGTACCCATAACCTGTGGAGATGTCATCACCAACGGCGTTTTCGTGAACGCCAAATGAACACGCATATGTACGTCATGATCCTGTTCAGGAAACGTACTTAGGATCTCCCCCATTAATGCCCGGGCATTCTCGATGGCAGGGTCTAGAGGTTTTGGTTCAGGCGGCGGGGGGAGGATCTCGTCAATGTTCTGGACTTCTAGAGCCTGATACATCCGACGATATGCCGCGTGTAAGTTGTGCATCTGGGGGTTTGACTGCGCCAACTGTAACTGAGTTTGAGCCAGTGTTACCCTCTGTGCCATCGAGAATATGTTTGGATCGCTGACAGGAATAACATCTATTCTGTCGTCAAAGTCTTGCGACATCACCATTCTGTTTCCACCCTCTACATCGTAGGGGTATTCTTGTGGTAAGTTATCTTTGAATATCCTAGCTAAAACACGAAACTCTTGTTTCTGAGAATAATGTAATCTTTTGTGAATAGCAGACATAACTTTCATGCCACGCTCTAAGAGCGCCACAGTCGTCCCTACAGGGGCCTGACCGTTTGCGTCAGCAGTCTGCTGGTCAGCAAGTGAAACAAAGCGTCTACCGCCCTCTACAAGGGCTCCTAGCAACTGTGACAGAGTACCAGAGGGTTCTTTGTACGGAAGTGGAATGATTGAGTTCTTTATATCTCCACCCGGAGCATCTATGTCCCGCCACTCACCCGGCTGTAACGGCTCATCGTCATTGCGAACCCTTACGCCTCTGGCCTTGAATCCTGCTGGGAGGTTGGCAAGAGTTCCTGCATCGATCAATTGTCGGAGAATACTCGTTGCCGCACGACCAAGGCCACCAATCATGTGGATCAAACCAAAGCCATAAAACCCCAAACCCGGCATAAACTTATAGTGCACAAAGTATTGTTGCTTCTTAGCGAGACTCGAACCTTCTTCAAAGTTACGACGTACAGATAAAACTTTTCCAGAACCATCATCTATGGTCACAATGTATGGCAATGCTATTCCTGTGGGCTCTCCTGTGGGAGACATATCTTCAAAACCCTCAAGATCTAAATCAACATGCATCTCAAGTATTGTGTATATATCATCACTATATGTTCTTGATATCCCTTGGATCTCGTCCACCTTCTGACGAACCTCATCGGCTTCACCTTCCGGGGCACTAATATCAACATCTTTGTAAAAACCAGCTATCTGCATCTTTCGTATTTCGTTTGCATCCATACGAAGTACATGCGTAACACGAGACGCCGTAGCTAAATCAGAGGCTGAATACGGTACAACCAAATCCTGTGCAGGAACGAACTTAGATACCGCTCGTTGCTTGGCCTCATCAAAATAAACCTTTTTGAAAGTAGAACCAGACAAGGGTAAGTAAAACAATAATTGATCCATATCAGGATCAAACTCTTCCATAACTTCCATAATCTGGTAGTTCATAAACTCTTTTACTCTGGAAGCTTGTTCTTCACGGGCGCTGTCCTGAAGTCCTAGAACCTGCGTTTTCACAGGCCCACCCGAAGGAAGTAACTCCTTATACGCTTGTGCTTGGAACTGTGTGACACTTTCCGCGATTAACGGGTGCGTAACCCCACTAGCGCCCTCAAACGGTTGACTACGCTCTTCATACTTGACACCAAGCTGGTCCAAACCTTTTGTATACGTTTCTTCCCAGTCAGAACGGGACTCCATATCTTCTTCATAAGAAGCCCTAAGTTCTGACGAAATCTCTCCAAGATACCCTTCATCTAACATCTCCGCTAAATTAGCATTATGAGGCACTGATGGTGCCGCTTGTTGACCCATCATTTCAGTCAACGCCTGAACTATCGCGCCTCCTTGACCATCGTCTAATATCTCAGCACCACCCTCAAATGTTTCGGGTTGTGGTACGGATACATCCACAGAGGCTTCGTTTGGCAGCATATCTTCTGCTGCAATTCCTGAATCTACAATCGGTGGCAATGCCATTAGTAATACTCCCGTTTACGACGGTACTCGTCAAAATCTTCGTCTTCACCTTCTAAAGAAACAAATCCTCCTTGGCGAAAACGCATCAGTGCTAAAGTCATACTATCACAAAAGTCATCATGATCGCCATTAG